TTCGTCGGCGGTCTTGTTGGCTTCGTATGCCTGTGTCCGGGCGGCTTCGGTGGCGTTGAAAAGCGCAGTTTGCTGTTGGCTGCGCTTGCCGTTGATTTGTGCCTGCAACTCGGCCGCTTTCTCGTAGGCTACGCGGTTGGCTTCGGCTGCGGAAGTGGTCGCAGCGTCTATCTGCGAAAGTTCGGTTTCAAGCCGTGCCTTTTCGGTTTCAAGGGCGGCGTAGTCCGGGGCTACCGGGGTGTTGCGTGTCGCTTCGTCCTTCCGGGTTGGGATTTTGTCTAATTGGGTTTCAATTTTGGTGCGACGTGCAGAAATTTCCTTTTTGTATTCTTCCATCGTCTTTCCTGTTACCCGGTTTAGAAGCCCTGCGAAGTCGGCGCGTGTGGCGGCTACGGTGCTGTCGTCTATATTTCCAGCTATTTGCAGAAGCAGTTCGCGTTGTGCTTTCCAATGAAGCGTAAGGAAATAATAGGGGTCGGTAAGAACCTTAAAAAGTCCTTCGGGAATTATTGCGGCTACCTTCGCGTCGTACTCGGTCTTCGTCTTGAGAGGAACTCCGTTATAGAAGAAATCGGTACGATGTCCTTTTAATATTCGCTCGGTTTCGCCCTTGGGGGTGCGCCATTCCTCGACGTAGACGCGGCGAAGCTCTACGTTGGTAACTTCCCCTGTTTCGGTGTCCGTGATGTCGAAGTTGCCTATTACCTCGTGTTCAAGGTCGGGAATGAAGTCGCCGTTTGCGTCGGTCGTCTTAATACCAAATTTCGTATCGCTGTTTCCCTCGGAGTCCTTACCCCAAAGAAGCCACGCAAAAGCATCGGCTATCGTGGTCTTTCCTGTGCCGTTATGTCCGCTGATGGTCGTCGCGGTGTCGCCGAAGTCTACCGCCACGTTGCGCAGCCCCTTGAAGTTGGCAAGGGCAATGCGTCTAATTTTTACTTGTTTACTCATATAGCTGAAATTTGTTGGTGTTATTTTTTCGGTTGTCTTTCGCCGGCCAGTTTCAAGGCTAATTCCGCGTCTATAATCAGCAATGCGCCAATTTGGGTTATTGCTTTGTCTATCTTCCCGGAAGTTTTGATACGGCTTGCCGTGGTCTTGCTGCACCCTAAAAGCCGCGCCAAACCTTTCAGACCGTAGACGTATCGTTTTTCGGTGTTGGCTTCTTTGTCGGGCTTTCCGGCTATTACTTCCTTAACCCTGTCTTCGACGGCTTCCAAAAGTTCGCCGAGGGTAAGGTCTATTATTCGGGTCTTTTTGTTAATCATCTTCGTCGTCGTTAAATTTGTCTTCCGGGTCTGCCGGAAGGGGTAATTTTTCTAATGCTCTTGCGGAAGCCCAAAAATTGGCGAATAGGATAGCCAGCAACCAATAGGGGCCTTCGGCAAGTAGGCAAAGGGCGGAAAGGCTGAACGCAAACCATACGAATACTAAGCCCTGTTTTAGCGTGTAAGGCTCGCCGCTTTCGGTCTTCCCGAATATGGCCGTTATTATGTCCTGTTTGCTCATGCTGTGATGTTGAAGGGGGTTAATAATTCTTCTTCTCTGCCTTTTCTGCGCTGCGCCCTAATGGTGCGTGTAGTCCGGGCGGTAGTCCTTTGCGTGAAGTTGTCGGTATCGGGTCGTAACTCGTAGGGAAGGAAGGCAAGGAGTAGCACCGTGGCAATGAAGGCGCGTTTTAAGGGGTCTAATCCAACGGGGACGCCGCACTTGTTGCAAAACCACCATACGCAAAGTTCCGTGGCCTTTTGAATGCCTATTTTGGCGTATATGTTCCGGGCGGTGTTCTCTACGGTGCGCGGCGAAATAAAAAGCCTATCGGCGGTTTCTTTCTTGCTTGCGCCCCATGCCAATAACTCGGCTATCTCGGTTTCGCGTGGACTTAGTTCCGCGTTGAGCTTCATATATCCCAAATTTTAGTTATACCGTAGCGTTCAAACACGGCGGTTACTGCTTCGGCCTGAGTTGCTTTTGGCTCTTGTTTGCCGTCGCGGTAGGCGTAGAAGCTGTTTCGGTTGCAAATGCCCAACGCTTTCCACAACGCGGCTACGACTTCTTTATAGTCGCCCATCTTTACTTGTGCGAGGGCTGTTCGGAAGCCCCGGTAGCTGCACTTTTTTGTAGTTGCTGTTTCGGTCATTACCATTTTATTGAAATTTTGAAGTTTGTAATCTTGCTTGGTGCGCGGCGGAAGTTTCGGGCTTCCTACGCCTTGAGCGTTCCGCGCCGGGGTCTATTGCCGCCTGTCAACGGTTTATAGCCTTCACGAAAGGGATTCTTTCTCCGTTGGCTTTATATAGTGGTCATATTGCTTGCGTAGTAACTTGATACGAAGCCGGGCAAATTGTCCCTAACCATTCTTTCCTTCCCGGCGGCGTAGCCACTCATCGCGCTTTTTCCGGCAGTCGTCAATGTCTGCGCCGACACAAGCGAATAGTTCCCCGTCCGGGGTGCAGTAGTCGTATTGTGTACGGCGTACTGATTTGCCGCGCAGTCGCGTCGTGAAGTGTTCGTAATTCTCTTTTCCGGGTTGGCAAACGCTACAACCTCTTTCGTCGTTCATGCTCATTATTGTATGGTATTACTTGTTATCTTCTATAAGTTCGCCGTTCTGTCCTATCCAAAGCATCGCGTCCTGTCCGTTCCATGTGAAGTCAAAGGCTTTGTTTATGGGGTTGTACCGGCCTTCTAATTCCGTGCCTTCTTTAAGTCCGCGTATTTCCGTAAGACACCAATAGCCGAAATCGGTCAGCACTTTTACTCGAGCTTTTGCCATTATGGTTTCTATTGCCATACGTCTGTATGTTTATTTGTTGTAGAAGGTGATTTTTAGCCCTCGGCGAAGTTTGCAAACGCACTTATCAAGCAAGCAGTTGAAAGCGCGTGTAAGCAGGTTGTTAGCCAACTTTTCGCCTATCAGTCGAAGAAGCCCGGAAACGCCTACTAAGGTGTTGATGTATGCTCCTTCGCCGTTCACGCCGCTAACCTTTATTCGGAAGTTGCGGTTAATTTGTGCTGTCGTATAAACCATATAGCCTGTTTTTAAGTAGTTTTTGTTATTGTCGGTTGGCTCAAAATTGCTTAACTTTGCACTTGAAAGCCTTACACAATGCAAAGTTAATACTTTGCCATACATAGTGCAAGGAATTGCCATACAAATATCGCAAATTTAACAAAAGATAACATTTAGCACTCTTAATATATGGAAGTATCAGTAAAAGAGCGTCTTAAAGAATTTATAAAAGCAGAAGGAATTAGTGAGCGCGAGTTCTGCCGCCGCGTTGGGGTCGGGTCGGCTTATATTCAAAGCATTAGAAAATCAATAATGCCCGACACACTGCAACAAATTACCATACAATTTCCCCGGCTCAATCCCCTGTGGCTGTTGCTCGGCGAGGGCGAAATGTTCATACCCGAAACAAAGCCGGAAGCCGAAGCCACTGAAATCCGGCCGTCGGAAATGCTTGCAAAACTCTTGGACGAAGCTAAGGACGAAAAAGCCCGGCTTCTTTCTATCATCGAAAGTCAACAGCGAATAATGGAAAGCCAACAGCGCACTATCGAAAACTTAACCGAACTTTCTAAAAAAGCAAATGCCCGTCTGGGCGACGCTGCCGGATGTGTCGCTGCCGGTTAGTGTGGGGTGGGAAAATACCCTTATATTAAATTTAAAGTACGCGCATACGCGTGAGTAAATCCCCCCCCTAAAAACGGCGTGTTATATTGATACGCCGAAAACGCACAGAAACGCCCCATTTTCGCACTTTTTTCTTGGGGTAGTAAAGACTACCATTAAGCACACAAACGCCGTTAAACGCAAAATTTGCTAAAAATAACTCGCTATATGGAAATCAAAGTAGATACATTCTATTCCGACAGGGTATATTACCCTTTTTTACCGCTCCACGTCTTCGACGCTTTGGAAGCCGCCTACCTTTCGGGAACGGAAAGTATAGTTATATCGGAAGCAGACTATAACGCTATCATGTCAAGTGCAAAAGCCGCCGGGGTATGCCACGCTTAGTTAATGATTCATGGCCAATCCGGGAAGAAATAAGCCGCCGTTTCTTCTTGGCTGTCGCTCGTCTTGTGGAACTTGAAAAGCTCGCTTCTCTTGAGGCGTTCTGCACTTCTAACGGTCTTTGTGCGGCCCGTTACCGCGAACTTCGCTTAGGCTTTGGCCCTACGCCTAAGCCGGGTTACAAGCCGCGTTATAAGGGCATAGAATTGGAAGCCGCCCACTACCTCGTAGCGAAGTTTCCCGTTTCGGCCAAATGGCTATTGACCGGGCGCGGCAAAATGCTGGCTATATGAAGTTCAAGGTTACGGTAGGTCTGCACGTCAAGCCCAACAACAAAGGCAAGGAAGTAGCCGAAGAAGTAGGTATAAGGCTTCGGGTCAGTTGGGCCGGTCTTCGGTGCGATATTCGCTCCGGCTATGTAATCGCGCCGTCAAAATGGGATGAAGCCAACAAGTGCGTTAAACTCGGAAATAAGAATAGCCACGGCGAAACTGCCGGGGCTATCAACAGGGGTATTATAACGCTGTCCGGGCAAATTGAAGAAGTGCTTACACGGTTTGAACTTGACAACAAACGCGCTCCTTCCGTAGCCGAATTTAAGGAAGCCTTCGACTTGCTGACCGGGCGTAAGAAGCCCGAAGAAAAGAAGCCGGAAGCCGAGCCGTTGGGCTTCTTCGCCGTGTTTGACCTCTTTACAAAGGAAGTCGGCGTATCGAATAATTGGACTACCGCGACTTATACAAAGTTTCGTAGCATACGGCAGCACCTATACAAGTATAACCGTAGGCTTACTTTGGAAGGCTTCGACAAAACGAAGTTTGCCGAATTTGTGGCGTATCAGCAAAAGAAGGCAGGGCTGCTTAATACCACGGTAGCAAAGAATGTGGCATTTGTACGTTGGTTCTTGCGTTGGGCCGCTGCCAATGGTTATTATTCCGGGTTGGCACATCATCAGTTTCGCCCACGTTTTAAGGGTTTGGACTGCAAGGAAATTATTTATTTGGAATGGGAAGAATTATTGCACTTCCTTTATTTTGACTTCTCAGACTCTAATAACTCTTTCGGTATTGTACGCGATGCTTTTTGCTTCTGCTGCTTTACTGGGCTGCGTTATTCCGACGTTGCGAAGCTGCGCAAATCTGATGTATATTGGGAAGCCGTGCCGCCTTATATTAGTGTGGTTACAAAGAAAACTACTAAGCGGTTGCACATTGAACTAAATAAATACGCGCTTGCTATTCTTGAAAAATACGCCGACATTGAATTGCCAAACGATGCCGCGCTCCCGGTTCTCAGTAATCAACGAATGAATAATAACCTTCACGACGCGGCGGAAGCTGCCGGACTTAATGCCCCTGTGCGCGTTGTGTCGTTTTGTGGGTCTGACCGTATGGAGGCCGTAGTGCCGAAGCACGAAGTAATAACTACCCATGCCGGGCGACGTACTTTTGTAGTCAATGCGCTACGCTTGGGTATTCCGCCGTCGGTTATAATGAATTGGACGGGGCATAATGACTACAAGGCTATGAAGCCGTATATAAAAATAGTAGACGCGGCAAAGGCTGAAAATATGGAACGCTTTAACACGTTTGGAACGGAACAGCACCAAACGAAGGAATAGCAAAAAACCGGGTACCCGAAAAAGTACCCGGTTTTAGGTTTATTGTTTGATTATAACCCTTTCAAGTGAAACAAGTGTTTCCACCTAATCGGCTGAACTTGCTAATAGTTGCGTATAGTTGGCAATAGTCTTAAATATAAGTCATTGAGTCGGTCGGTCTTGAAAACATAATGCAACGGAAAAGTAAAATCAGAACTGAATCATCAGGTTACAACCGTTTTACTTTCACGAAAACATATCTGTCGGCAAAAATTGGCGTGACATACAAATTCAACTCGGGAAAAGGATTCAGCTCCCCGAATATTGAAAAAAACACAGACAATTCAAGATTCAGCACGGAATGAAACGGTTATCAAACAGACAAGAACAGGTAATGTCACTCATTTGGGAATACGGACCTATGACAGTTAGTCGACTTATTCCACTGATTGACGAGAGCCTGCATTTCAACACAATATCGACAGTAGTAAGAGAACTTGACCGTATAGGATTTCTTTCCCACGAAAGCGAGTTCCGACCCTTTCTGTACTATCCCCAAGTATCGAAAGAGGATTATATCAAGGAACTGATAGAATCCATCTCTGTCAGATTTTTCGATAGTGATAAAAAGAAGTTCGCCGAGGCGATAACAATTCAATAG